TATGCTTGACGAGCCCTTGAGAACATAGAATCACCTGCGGAAGGATTAAATTTTTGAGGCATTGCTTTTGGAATAGCTTGATTAGAACTACCTGGAGCACCAGTAGGCATAATGGCATTTCCACCATACCCTTTAATTAATATTCCCTGACTAGCAGGACCAGTAATTACTTTTGGACCAACACCAGCTTTTCCATAATAAGGTGGCATATAGGGAAAATATGAAGTATTACTATATGTGAATTGCATTTTATATATATAATAGATAATATATAAAATATAAATTTAATGTCTTACTTTACCTAGAGCAACTAATGTATTACTCCTAGTATCACCACCAAATGAATAATCGTTGTAGTTTCTATTTTGAGCTTGTTGTTTCTTAAATTTAGTATAATCAGAACCATCGTATACCCATTTAACATTGGTATTAGCACTTGGAAGATTATTGGGATTTGGGAAAGATGATAATTTAAGACTACCTCCTAAAACTCTAGCAGAACCATTTGCCGCTAATTTAATTCTTCCTGTATTCACTTGATTAGAACCGCCTGAAGTAAAAGCTACACGGGTCATTAAATCACCAGCATTATTAACAGCTCTAAAAGGAGTAACATTGGTTTTAACACCATTATATGTTCTATTAGCAGCTTTACCGTTCCAAGCATCACGCAATGTAAATCTCATTCTTTCTCTGTTAGATCCACCAACCATTCCAGAACCAGAAGTAGCGTTACCACCACCACCAACTAATCTTGGCGCAACACCTGGATATCCAGCAGCTACATAGTTTCTATTTTCACTTTGAGTTCCACAACCTGGCATTATATATATATCTCTCATATAAAAAATTTATAGAAATATGCTAAAACTATACTTATTTTTTACCACTATAATTTATGTCATAATTCGTGGAGCAATATTCATTGTTTGTAGTTCTTGGAATAATAATTTACAAGCATATGGAATTTCTACATAATTAAAATCCACACGATTGTCACATGTATTACAAATATGAATTTTCATCTTATTATTATAAGCAGCAACCATACCACACCTTTTACATACATGAACTTGATATTTATCAGACGCATCATATAATCTTCCTCTAGTGAACCTCGAAGCACCATGAGATACCATACAATCTCTTTCCATCTCTCCAAATCTTAAACCACCATCACGACTTCTACCTTCAGCTGGTTGTCTAGTAAGATTAACCATTGGTCCAATAGAACGACTATGTTGTTTGTCGCGAACCATATGCTTTAATCTTTGATAAAAGACTGGACCAATGAATATACTAGTTTCAATTTGCTCACCAGAAAGACCATTATACATAACTTCATCACCATTACTTTCATAACCAACTTTTGTAAGTTCTTTGCAAATAGTATCAATACTCAAATCTCCAAATGATGTTCCATCACCAAATAATCCTAATTCAACTAAAACCTTACCTAATAAGGTTTCTTTAAGTTGTCCGATAGTCATACGAGATGGAATAGCATGAGGATTAATAATAATATCTGGCTTCACACCGGCAGATGTAAATGGCATATCACATTCAGGAATAATGTTTCCAATTGTTCCTTTTTGTCCATGACGACTACTAAACTTGTCTCCAATAACAGGTCTTCGAACAGTTCTAACTCTAACTTTAGCAAAGCTATAACCGTCACCATTTCTGTCAATAAAGTTTTTATCTACATATGATTCTTCATTTGTTCTAAAAGTTCTACTTAAATCTTCATATTTAATAATTTTTGTATGATCATTTCTGTTCTCTTTAATAGGAACAACCTTGGCAATAATAACATCATTGTTTTCAAGTAATGTATTTTCAGGAACAATTCCTTTACTATTGATTTTACTATAGTTGCCATATTTCATACCCTTTGTTTTTGCCGGGTCTGGTTTACATCTAATTTCTTCATCACCATTGATTTTCTTATCTTCATCTTTTTCTGTGTGATAAATAGTTGCTTGAAATAATCCTCTATCAATTGAGCCTTGATTAAATAGTAAACTATCCTCCTGATTATAACCACTATGCGTCATAATAGCAACAATAACAGGAGCACCAGCAGGAATCTTATCCAATTTAACCATACCCATTAAACGAGTATCTACTAGTGGACGAGCTGGATATGTTAATACATATGCTGTTTTGTCCATACGATTATCGTAATTAGTTACATAAACTCCCATTGCTTGTTTACCCATAGCAGATTGATATGTATTTCTAGGACTCTGGTTATGGTCAGGAAATGGAATACAAGATGCTAAAATACCAAATATCGTGCTGGGATGAATTTCACAATGAGTATATTTATAGATATATTGATTGGATTTATATAATTCATTTGGCTTCATAGCAATCATACTATAACTCTGCTCTTCCGGATCAATATACTCAATAACTGAATTAGGAATGTTACAGTCAGTTAATAAATCATTCCAATTTAAATCATTCTTTTTAATTTTATTAGCAATATCATTCGTCATAATAACCTTGTTATCTTTCACTCTTAAAATTGGACGAATCAATCTCCCAGCATCATTACAAATTCTAATCTCCTTGTCTTTAAAATTAAATGTAATAGATGTGTAAATATTAATCATACCTTTATATTTATATTGTTGGAAAGTTGTAAACAAATCATATGGATTCTTACTAATACCTAGCCAAGCGCCATTAACGAATACTTTGACATGTTTTTCTAATTCACTTGATGTTAGATCCGATAATGGTATAATAAATGGAATAACATATTCGTGTAAAGGACCACTATTACTTGGAATAGTAATGTGTGTCATATAGCTAAGATTCTTGACTACACCTACACTAGCACCTTCTGGTGTTTCAGCCAGACATAGAAATCCCCAAGAACTATTATGTAATTTTCTAGGAGGAATTAATTTTCCACTTTTGTCAATTGGTGTATTGATTCTTCTCAAATGACTTAAACTCGAAATATAAGTTAATCTATTTAATACTTGAGCAACACCAACTTTGTTGCTATTCACATTTTTAATTCCAAAATCACCTGTAGATAATGCTCTTTTAAGACCATTTTCAATAGTCGTTGACTTAACAATCTTATAAATATTTGTAGTGTTGATAATATTCAAATAATCTTCTGTTGACTTCCATGAGCCGTTATTAATCTCTCTCACAATTTGTTTTTGCATATCTTTTACTAACTTATTAAAGTAATTACGATATAAATTATTCAATAATACTCCTGTTAAATCGATTCTTTTGTTGAGATAAGAATCTCTATCGTCAGGTAGTGTCCATTCAAAACTACATTTCAATAACTTGTTTGTCATATAACCCAGGAAGTAAATCTTTTGTGTTTCGTCATGGCAATGAGGAAATAGGTCATTGTTTAAAATATCCATTGTGAATTCATACTTTTTCTTTAATCCAGCCTCCTTATCCATATTAATCGGGGTAAACATCACATATGTCATTAGATATTTAATAGCATCTTCTTGTGTCATAATCGTGTTTGCTTCTACAATACTACCTTGTAGACCATATTTCATTTTTTTATACTTACTTTCTTCAATATCCAAAATAATCTTCTCACATATTTCCTTGTCAGAAATAACTCCCAACGCACGAAATACAACAAGCAATGGCACAGGTTGTTTTACTCTTGGAATCTGAATATAAATGGATGTTCCAAATCCAGTATTCTTACTAGATATCATCATACTAATTTGCTTCGGACTAATACACTTAAAATCCGGAACAGATTTAATTTCAGCCATCCAAGCCCATTTATTATTACCTTTACTTACATTAAAACAATAAACACGATTCTCAGCAGCTCTTTCCTGTCCTAAGACAGTTTTCTCACTACCATTAATAATGAAATAACCTCCAGCATCGAATTTACATTCTCCACTAACATTTTCATTAATATGAGAATATTGATTTAATACACACACAGACGATTTTAACATAATAGGCAACTTACCAATGTGAATTTTTGGCAAAATTTTATAAAATGTTTGTGAATTCTCCAAATTATCTCCACTTCGCACAATATATTTAATATTCAAATCAACTGTCATCATTGACGAATATGTAAAATTTCTCAATCTTGCTTCTTGTGGAAACATTAATTTCGAAGCACCATTATTTTCATGAATTTGTGGTCTATATAAATGAAAGTTTTCAAATGTTATGAAAATTTCTAAACTATATTTTCCACTTGCTTTATCATAATCATTTTCACTACAAATTTGAACAGGATTAAACATATCAATTGTTTTTTGAATTTGAATGTTAACAAAATTATTAAATGATTCCAGTTGATGTCTAACTAATTGAGTTAGATGTTGGTCTTTAAAATAGGATTCTATCACCGCCCATGGCGTTTCAAGATATTTTCCTAAGTTATCACTAATATCCTTTTCTAGGTTAGTCATATTTGTTTCTTGGAACATTTTATAAATTATTTAAAACATCAATTTATTTTTAAATCATTTTTTTAAATCATTATGAAATTAAAATATTTTTATATATATATGAGCCAGAATCGAAATAATAATTATAATAAAAAGAAAAATAAACCTATTAAATTTATATTTGATACATCAAATAGCAATATTTTCTTAACTAATACCAATGAATCTAATATTTTTCATAATAAAAACGACTTACATACTTCTAACAATAAATTAATTAAGTTTAATAATAATACAAATTCTATTGATTTCAATAATAATGAAAAAAATAATATAAAACCGTTTTCAAATTGTAATACAATGGTAACAACAAATAAATTAATAACATCATTAGATGATTCTAATATTAATGATAATCAAATAATTAAAGACCAAACAGATTGCCTATTAAAATTAATTTTAAATCAAACTGAAAAAGATTTCAATAAAAATTATAATTCACCTTACTTTTCAGGTATTCCAATTATGCCAACTATTAAAGACAATTCTCTCTTCTCAGATGAAGATATCAAAAAAATTATAAAGGAAGAAGTTTTAATTGATGCGTCTGTTGATAATTTGATAGATCTAATCAATTTATGTGATAAATATCCTCTCGCAGATAATATTGAATATAATATTAATATGAAATCTCTCCACAATATCAAACCATCTCTTGTTGAACTTCAAAATATGATTGGTATGAATTCTATTAAAGAAAATATTGTTGACCAAATTATATATTTTATTCAAGACTTACATAATATCTCTCCTAATAATTCCGATTATCTTCATGCAGTTATTTATGGACCACCAGGAACTGGTAAAACAGAAGTCGCAAAAATAATGGGTAAAATTTTTAGTAATCTTGGTATTCTTAAAAAAAATATTTTCAAAAAAGTTACACGTGACGACCTAGTAGCTGGATATTTAGGTCAAACTGCTATGAAAACTAAAGATGTTATTAAAGAGTGTATTGGAGGAGTATTATTTATTGATGAAGCATATGCTTTAGGAAATAAAGAAAAAAGAGACTCTTTTTCAAAGGAAAGTATTGATACTATTTGTGAAGCTCTAAGTGACCATAAACAAGACTTAATGTGTATTATAGCAGGATATGAACAAGAAATTAAAGACTGTTTCTTTAGTTATAATCCTGGTTTAGAATCTAGATTTACTTGGAAATTTACTATTGATGATTACAATCACAAAGAATTAAAATTAATATTTGAGAAAAAAATTAAAGATTGTGGCTGGAACTTAAAAGAACCTCTTAACGACGAATGGTTTGAGAAAAATAAAGATTATTTTAAATATTTTGGAAGAGATATGGAAACTTTATTTTCAAAGGTCAAAATCGCTCATAGTAGAAGAGTTTTTTGTTTACCAAAAGAGGAAAAAACGAAAATTAGTATGAAAGATTTAGACAAAGGCTTTGCGATCTATAAAAAAATGGGAGAAAGTGAAAACAGAAAAGATGAAGCTGACCGACTTAAACAATTACACCATTCTATTTATTGTTAATTTTCATAATATATTTTATAATTACAAATATATTATGTCTGAAAAAAAAACTATTCTTTTCAATGATTCGTTTACAACTAATAAAACTAGAAAAAAGAATGGTGGAAATAAACCTAAAAAAGAGAAACCTAAAACAGTAATAAAACCAAATACATTAAAAAAATCTCTCCTTGAAAAAATTAAAAAACATCAACAAAAAGAAAAAATTACAAAAACTATTGATACCAATTCTAATAAAGAAAATAATGATGTAGATTTTCATAATAATTTTATTGATTCGATGGAATATTTAAATAAAATCAGTGAAAAAAGAAAAAAAGAAAAAAAAGAAAAAAAGAAAAATAAAACTCTTAAAAAACCTCAAGAAGGTGGAAACACTCCAAACATCGCAATGGAACCTCTTGTATCAGTTGACCTTCCCAATGACTTTGATAGTAATTCATCTCAACCCATTTTTTTGTCAAGTTTCTCTGAAAAAGTTCCTTCTATTAACAAAAATCCTCCTATTACATCTGCTCCTATAGTTCCCCCAAAAGCAGTAGACTTTAATTCCAATGAAATTGAAATATTACCCGAAAGACCTTATGGATGTCTTAAAGGAGGAAAAAAACCCACATTTAGGGAATATCATAATAAAACTTTAAAACATACACATAGCTCAACGTCAAATAATAAACCTGTTAAAATAAAATCTGATAGACAACAAAAATTAAATGAATTGAAAAAATCGTATAAAAAAATTAAACAAACTAAAAGAAGAACTAAAACAACTACATTTAATCTTGGAAGAACGAATAAAAAAGTCTCTGTTTTAATTAAAAATAATTCAACTAGAAGAAAAATTAAAAGAGAACATGGATTGTTAAAACAGAAATCATTAAATGAAATTAAAAAACATCTTTATGATAAAAATTTGATTAAAATTGGATCTACTGCTCCAAATGATGTTTTAAGGACGCTATATGAACAATCTGTTTTAGCTGGTGATATTAACAATGTTAGTAATGATATTCAACTTCATAATTTTATGAACAAATAAAATATTTAATGAACATATAATTACTTAAAAAAATAATTTTGTATGTGATTATATGGAAAAAAATAATTTAGCATTTTATACATATTTTTATGGAACTAATGATAATATAGCATTTAAAATACCTGAGTTACCATCATTAAAATACAAATGTTATTATTATACGAATAATAAAACTACGCTTGAAAAATTAAAAATTACAAAATGGATAGGTATTTATGATAATAAACCTATAAAT